CTATCGCGAGCAAGCTCGCTCCCACAGGATGTCCTCTGATTCACCAAGGAACCGATTTCATGTCCTGGATGCCTCCTACCCATGAGCTGTTGTCGCCGATCACCGGTGACGACGGCTCGCAGATCGAGCAGCTCCCACTCAAACCACTGTTCTACGCCGCGCAGAAAGAAGCCCTGGCCCGCGCTGGTGATGATGAAGACGACCAGTTCTTCGAGCTGGCCAAACTGGCCACCGGCCTGTCGGTCAAGGAACTCGATCAGCTCAAGCGCCCGGACTACGTGAGCATTGCCCAGTACGTGCACGAAATGTCCACGCGTCCGGCGTCGTACTTTCTGGATGACCCACAGGCCGATCCCGACCAGGTGCAACTGCTGCAACCGCTCGACGTCGCGGGCCGCAGCCTGACCGCGCTGACCCTGGAAATGCCGGTGCTGCGTGCGACCAAGGCGATGAAAAAACTGAAGACGGCCAAGGAGCGCGCCGAGTTCATCACGGCCCATTGCACCGGCCTGATGATTCCCGATCTGGACCTGCTGACCGTGCCCGACTGGACACAACTTCAGGTGCGCATCGACGATTTTTTAAACAAACCGGCGGACTTCTTTCGGAGCGCGACATCGAAGTGATCCTCGATGTGGTGCCGCTCATTTACTCGGTAAGTGAGGCGGAAATCCTGGAATGGGACGCCGGCAAGGCCTTGCGCCGCTACGACATCGCGATCACTCGCCTTGGCGTGAAACAGGAGTAGAGCGGGATGGCGGACGATAGATATTCGCTCAAATACGCAGCCTTCAATGACAGTGGGTTGGCGTTCGGCAATACCAGCCTCACCAGTGGCGTGTCGGCACAAGGCGCGTTTGCCAGGGATCAACTGGCGAGCCTCGATCTGGCGCTGGAAACACTCGGGCTCAAGCTCGGCCTGCTGACCACGGCGATCGAGTCGCTGACCGTGAAGCTTTCGGCGCAACGATTGTTTTCTCAAACGATGGGCGCTGGCGCCAAGGGCGAGTCGGCCAATGAGTCAAAGGGTAAGTCGGGTGGCGGCATCGAACCACCGGTGCTGCTCAAACCCGCGATAGCGATGGATTCGGCCGTGGCCGATCTGAAGCAGGCCGGCCAACTCACGCCTCGCCAGATTGCAGAGATGGCAGAACCAACCCAGCGTATCGCCAGTGCGCCATTGGTGGCGGCCGGCGGGACCACGGCGGTTGAGTTAGTGAGGATGGAAAGTCTGGCGGCCAGGGCGGGAATCGGCAGCGACCTGCCCAATGCCTCGGACCGGCAATTGGCACTGTTGCGCTTCGCCAGTGATGCGGGCGTCACAGCATCGACGTTCAAAATGCCGGCCATGGAAGCCGCTGAAATGGTGCTCGGCTGGCGCACTTCCATGAAGCTCAGCGCAGAGAAAGCATTTGATCTGGCGGATGCAACCAACCACCTGAGCAAGATTCCCGGTGGTGCGAAAGCGAGTGAGATCGGCACAGTGCTGCAGCGTGACGGTGCGGCCGCGACCTCGGCGGGCCTGCAGCCTGCCCAAGCTGCGGCACTGACGGCGGCACTTCTCAATACCGGCGCGCAACAAGCTGAAGCGGGTGTGGCGCTCGACCACTTCACGACCGCTTTAGGCAAGGGCGATCAGGCCTCCGCGACCGAGCAAGCGGCCTGGAAGCAACTGGGGCTTGATCCCAAAGAGGTAGCGAGCGGCTTGCGTGACAAGAATGCCGCGCCGGGGACAGTGATGTCGGTCCTGGCGGCCTTGAACGCACAGCCGGCCGAAAAACGCTCGACCCTGGCCTCTTCGCTGTTTGGCACTGGGGATGCGGCGGTACTGCGCATGTCGCAGAAACTCGACGATGTGAACGCGGCGTTCTGGCAGGTGAAAGACCCAGGCCAATACGCTACATCGCAACTGGGTAACAACGGTTCGGTGCGGCAGGACGCGTTGGCCCTGTCGAACACCCGGCAGGGCCAGCTGAACGTCCTCAACGCCCGCAGCGAGCGTTTGTCGCTGGCCACGGGAAATGCCCTGATGCCCTCGGCGGATACTTCGTTCCAGTGGCTGGGATCGCTGGCCGACGGCATGAGTGAGTTGGCGGAGTCCTCACCTAAAGCCGCCGCAGCTATCGTATTGATTGGCGCAGCGATCAAACCGCTGGTGGGCGCGTTGCTCAAGGCTGTAGGGGATGAGATGTCCAATCAGGTGGCCAAGCGGGTGTTAGGTAGGGCTGCTCCGCACCTTCCCGGCCGATTGGGTGAGGTGATCTCCGAAGATTTCAGAAATCCTCGTGTGAACAAGCTGGATACACGCAGTGCCAACCAGCGTCCCGAATCCACGAACAGGCCGAAAATACGTGTCAGTACACGAGGCTCACAGGGGGCCGCAAGGCGTTTTTCACTCGGGCCAACGGCCTCGTTACGCTCGATGACTCGCAGGGCGCCCGGCCCATTGAAAGTAGTCGGCGCCGTCGCTGATGTGGCCGAGGGTGTCCTTACCGGCGACAAACGAATGATGGGCGCAGGCTTGGGCGCCGCAGGTGGCGGCTGGGCAGGCGCTGCTGCGGGGTCTGCGGCCGGTGCCGCTTTGGGGAGTGTTGTTCCGGTGCTCGGCACTGCCATTGGTGGGCTGATTGGCGGACTGCTGGGCGGCTGGCTGGGGAGCGATGCCGGCGCGTCCCTGGGTGAGAAGCTCGTCGCCCCCGCCGACAGACTCGCCGCTCCAGAACAGGTCAGCAAGGACCTGGCCAGCACCCAGACAACCACGCACCAGAACACCATGACCGCAAACATCTACATCAACGGCCAGGACCAGGCCAGCGCGACTCAGTTGGCCAACCTGGTCGTGCAGCAGCTCTCGGGCCAATTCGGCTTGACGACCATGCCCGACTCACTCGCCATGCGCAGTGACGCGGCCCTGACCGACGGAGGTACGTGATGCGTCAGCAAATGGCACTTGGCAGTTTCATTTTCGGTCTGTCGAGAAACTTTGCGTACCACAGCCTGGTACGCACCTCGGACGGTGGCTGGAAGAGCATCGACATCCTCACCAGCAAACCCAAGTCCAGCCAGGTCGGCCAAGGCCTGCAAGGGCTGACGATCACCGGCAAGTCGATGTACGCGACCGCCATGGATCGCCTCGATGAGTTGCGCGCTTTGCAGGCGCAGCGCGTGCCCGTGCCGTTGGTTGACGGCATCGGTCGCAACTGGGGCTTGTGGCAGATCAACAAGGTGACGGAAACCCAGACCGAGATCATTGATGACGGTACGGCGATGGTGGTCGGCTGGGTGGTTGAATTGACGGAGTTCGCCAATGCGTAGGGTTCGAAGTATCGCCGGTGATTCGGTGAGTCTGTTGCTGTACCGCGAGCTTGGGCGTTGTGACGATATCGTCGAGGAGGCGCTCTGGCTGCTCAATCCGGAGCTGGCCGAATGGGGCCCGGTATTGCCTGCGGGTGTCTGGGTGGTCCTGCCGGAAGTGGATCTCAAACCTGTTGCACCCACACCGGTTTCGGCCTGGGATTAAGGAGGCAACATGTCACTGGGTTTCACGCCTGCGGTGGAAATTTATGGTGCGAACGCCGCACTGCTCAACGAACGCCTGCTCAAGTGGGAGCATGTCGACGCGGCGGGTATCGAGTCCGATCAGCTGACGCTCACCATTAGCCTGGATGGGCTCGAAGGGTTGCCCAGCCTGGGCGGGAAGATCGGTCTGCGGGTCGGTTACCTGGAGTCGGGGCTGGTGGATAAAGGCGAGTTCGTCATCACCCGGCGCACACCGTTCCTGTTTCCGCTGCAACTCGTGCTGGTGGCCATGGCGGCGCCATTCAGTGCGACGGACCAGACCGGGTTCAAGCAGCGCCGATCCGTCAGTCATGGCCCGACCACACTGGGGGCGCTGTTTCGTCAGTTGACCTCCAGGCACGGGTTTTCCCCCCGTATGGCGCCGGACCTGTCGCTGATCAAAATCGAGCACATCGACCAGACCAACGAAACCGACATGGGTTTCCTCACGCGCCTGGCCCATCGTTATGACGCCGTCGCCAAGCCGATCAACGAGTTGTATGTGCTGGCTCGGCGCGGTCAGGCGAAGTCGTTGTCAGGCAAGGTCCTGCCCGAGATGAAACTGTCGGTGACGACGAATAATCGCCCGGGCGACCACGCCTTCATTTCGGCCAAGTTTGATGAAACCGCCCGGGCCAAGTACCAGGGTTGCAAGACCCGGTGGTGGGATGCGGCGGCCGGCGAGCTGCAGGTCGAGGAGAGCGGCATCGCGCCGTTCAAGACCCTGCGCCAGCGCTTCCAGAGCGCAGACGATGCCCGTGCCGCTGGAGAAGGCGAGGTACGCCGGATGGAGCGCGAAGCACTCAAGGTGACCATCGAGTGCCCTGGCAACCCGGGGCTGTCCGCCGAGGGCATCGTATTGCTGGATCCCACCTGGCCGGATTTCATGCGCGGTCGCTGGTCGATCGACAAGGTCACCGCCAGTGGCGACCGGGAAAAAAGCTACCGCTGCTTGATTCATGCAACCTGCCTGGATGCCAAGGCCTGACCCCACCACCTTCTGTGGGCGTTGCACATATCCAGCGCCCAACTGGGTCCCTCTGTGGGAGCGAGCTTGCTCGCGAAGATGCCAGTACATCCAACATCAATGTTGCCTGACCTACCGCTTTCGCGAGCAAGCCCGATCCCACAGGGATGACTCGCACCTTCAGATACTGGAGTCCCCCCATGAAGATCACGCCGATCCTCACGCAGTTGCGTGAGCAATGTCCGACGCTCGCCCATCGCGTGGCCGCAGGCTTTGACCTCGTCACGCTGCAAGCCGAGACCCCGCTGCAGACCCCCTGCGCCTATGTCCTGCCCACCGCCGACACTGCCAGCAAGAACGCGGCTCAGAACGTCACGCTGCAAGCGGTGCGTGATCGCTTCGATGCCGTGCTGGTGCTCGACGCCACTGATGCGACAAAAGCGCTGGACCTGTTGCACGACCTGCGGGCCGAACTGTGGCGCGCGCTGGTGGGGTTCAAGCCGGGCGCCGAGTACACCGGCATCGAGTACGACGGCAGCGAACTGGTTTCCATCAATAGCAGCCGTGTGTTGTACCGGCTGCACTTTTTCGCCGAGTTCCAGCTGGGCCGCAATCTGGCGAGCCAGCCTGCCGAAAGCTGGCACGAGCGTGAACTGGACGGCTTGTCGTCCTTTACCGGGGTCACCGTGCGGGTCGATGCCATCGATCCGGCGGACCCCAACCTGAAACGTCCCGGCCCCGACGGGCGCGTGGAACTGACTTTCTCTGGAGACGTAACCCCATGAGCAAACGCATCACCGTGCTGCCGGCCCCGGGCCGTGCCGTGCCGGACCCGGAAGCGGGCGATCTGTTGCCCCTCGAAGGCCGTGAAGTGCCAGACAACGCCTGGTGGCGTCGACGTCTGGCCGATGGCGATATCACTACCAAAGCCGTGAAAGCGGCAAAACCACAGGGAGCCAAATAATGGCGATCGGATTCAGCAATATTCCCGCGGACATTCGTGTGCCGCTGTTCTACGCCGAAATGGACAACTCGGCCGCCAATAGCGCGTCATCGGCCATGCGCCGGTTGATCGTCGCCCAGGTCAACGACAACGTCGCCCCGGCGGAAGTCGGCAAACTGGTGCTGGTGTCCAGCGTCGCGCTGGCCAAGAACATTGGCGGGCAGGGCTCGATGCTCGCCTCGATGTACGAGACCTGGCGCAAGACCGACCCGCTCGGTGAAGTCTGGTGCCTGCCGCTGCACAACGTCGAAGGCGCCATCGCCCAGGGCGTGCTGACCTTCACCGGCGCCGCGACTGAAAGCGGTGTGCTCAACCTGTACGTTGGCGGTGTACGCGTCCAGGCCGCCATCGTCAACGGCGCCACTGCAGCCCAGGCCGCCTCTGCGCTGGCCTTGAAAATCAACGCGGCCGCCGACTTGCCGGTGACTGCTGCGGCCGCCGAAGGTGTCGTGACCCTGCGCGCCAAATGGACCGGTGACAGCGGCAACGACATCAGCCTGCAATTCAATCGCCTGGGCAAGAGCAATGGCGAAAACACCCCGGCGGGGCTGACCACCGCCATTACTGCGATGACGGGCGGCGCCGGTGTGCCGGACCAGACCGCTGCCGTTGCGGCCCTGGGTGACGAACCGTTCGAGTTCATCGCCATGCCCTGGTCCGATGTGGCGAGCCTCAACACCTGGCAAGCGGTCATGGACGACAACACCGGTCGCTGGTCCTGGGCCAAGCAGTTGTTCGGCCATGTCTACAGCGCCAAGCGCGGCACTATTGGCACCCTGGTTGCCGCCGGTCAGGCACGCAACGACCAGCACATGACCATCCAGGCCCTGGAACTGGGCGTACCGCAACCGTTCTGGGTCCAGGCCGCTGCGTTGGCTGCGCGCACGGCGGTGTTCATCTCCGCCGACGCCAGCCGTCCGACCCAGAGCGGCAGCCTGCCAGGCTTGGACCCGGCACCGGCCAGTGAACGTTTCACCCTGACCGAGCGCCAGTCGCTGCTCAATTACGGCATCGCGACCGCGTACTACGAAGGTGGCTACGTGCGAATCCAGCGTTCCATCACCACGTATCAGAAGAATGCCTTCGGCCAAGCTGACAACTCCTACCTGGACAGCGAAACCATGCACCAGTCGGCGTTCATCGTCCGTCGCCTGCAAAGCGTGATCACCAGCAAGTACGGTCGCCACAAACTGGCCGCCGACGGCACCCGTTTCGGCGCCGGCCAGCCCATCGTGACCCCGAGCACGATTCGCGGCGAGCTGATCGCTCAATACGCCAAGCTCGAACTGGAAGGCCATGTGGAAAACGCCGAGCTGTTCGCCGAGCACCTGGTGGTCGAGCGTGACAGCCAGGACCCGAGCCGGGTCAATGTGCTGTTCCCGCCGGACTACATCAACGGCCTGCGGGTGTTCGCGCTGCTCAACCAATTCCGCCTGCAATACGACGACGCCGCCTGAAGGTCGCGTCAATCGCATGAATTCAGCCCACTTCGCGTGGGCTTTTTATTGAAGGGAGAAACACCATGGGTCAACTGATTGCGGGCACCTGCTACGTCAAAGTGGACGGCGCTCAACTGACCATCAACGGTGGCTGCGAAGCGCCACTGATGTTCACCAAACGCGAAACCGTCGTACCGGGTTTCTACAAGGAAACCGACATCGCCCCGTCCTTCAAGGTGACGGCGCTGCACACCGCGGACTTCCCGCTCAAGCAACTGGTTGCGGGCACCGACATGACCGTCACCTGCGAATTCAACAACGGCAAGGTCTACGTGCTGGCCGGCGCCTACCTGGTGGAAGAGCCTGTGTCCAAGGGTGACGACGCCACCATCGAGCTGAAATTCGAAGGCATCAAGGGGACTTGGCAATGAGCGATGTCGTGACGCTGCGCGTGGCCATCGAGGCCCACGGTGAGCCGGTGAGCGAACTGACTCTGCGCCGTCCGACGGTGCAGGAAGTCCGGGCGATCAAGGCGCTGCCGTACAAGATCGACAAGAGCGAGGAGGTGAGCCTGGACATGGACGTCGCGGCCAAATACATCGCGGTGTGCGCCGGTATCCCGCCGTCCTCCGTCAACCAGTTGGACCTGGCTGACCTCAACGCCCTGAGCTGGGCCGTCGCGAGTTTTTTCATGAGTGCGGCGTCGCAGCCATCGGCGACCTGATCGCCGCCGCCTATGACCTGGCCTGGTTCTGGAAGGTTGACCCCGAACAGATGATGGCCAGGCCACTGGATGTGCTCCGCGAATCCCTGGAGCACGCGCAACGGATCAATGCGATGCAGCAGGTGCAGTGATGGCAGACACACAAACGGTAGAGAAAAAAGCGGTGCTGCTCACGGGCATCGATGAGCTGTCACCCAAGCTCGCAGGCCTTCGTGCGAAGGTCGCGAGTTTCAAGCAGAACCTCGACGCCACGGGCCTGGGCAGCCTGGATATTTCCGGTCTGCTGCCCAGTGGCGGCCTGGCCCAACCGTTTATGGACGGGCTCAAGTCGGCGCTGGCCTTCAAGGACGAAGCGGGCTCAGCGAGCGCGGCGGCCAGTGCCGTCCAGGCGCCTGACGCGCCCCGTGTAGCGGCACAGAACCTGGATGGATTGAAGACTTCCATCAGCAACGTGTCGGTGCAGTTCGGCTCGGCCCTGGGGCCTGCGGTCAACGCGGTGGCGGTCAGTTTGCAGCCCATGGTCAGCGGTGTGGCCCAGGTACTGCAGGACAACCCGCAACTGGTACAGGGCCTGGCAAATGGCGTCGTAGCGTTCAACGCGATCCAGATGGCGGTCAGCGGCGCAAGCCAGGCGTTCGAGGTGGTGAACCTGGCCTTGAAGATGAATCCCATCGGCTTGATTGCAATGGGCGTCGCCTTGGCGGCAGGAATGATCATCGCCCACTGGACGCCGATTTCGGCGTTCTTCGCCGGGCTCTGGCAGCGGCTTGCGCCCATCGTGCTGCCGATGGTCGAGTTCTTCAAGACGATGTTCGCCTTCACCCCGATGAGGCTGGTGATCAGTAATTGGGGCCCGATCAGCAGCTTTTTTGGCGCGCTCTGGAATGTGATCGTGGCGGCGGCAACGCCGATCATCGGTTTCATGCAGACGCTGTTCGCCTGGTCACCCTTGGGTTTGATTGTTACCAATTGGACGCCCCTGACCGGGTTGTTCGCGGCGATCTGGGACCTGCTCAAGGCCTTGACCGTGCCGGTAATGGACGCTCTGAAAGGTCTGTTCGACTGGACGCCGCTGGGACTGATCATGGCCAACTGGGGCACGATCGGTGAAGTCTTCGCCGGGATCTGGGAGGGCATCCGCAATCAGGTGTCGATCATGCTGGCGGTATTCAGCGGCCTGTTCGATTGGTCACCCATTGAGGGCCTCACCCAGCAGTGGGGGCCGGTGGGCGAGTGGTTCAGCCAGTGGTGGAACGAGTTGCAGGAGGTGATCGCGCCGATCAAGGCGTTTTTCAACGGCGGCTTCGGCGAGATGATCACCTCGTTCACCGGCAAGGTCGAAGGCCTGACCGGGGCGCAGCGACAGACCAACGCCGAAGGCAAGGGAGAGCTGGCGCCGGCGTTTTTTGGCGGGGCCAGCGAGCAGCCTCCGGGCCTGTCCTCCAGTCTGGCGCCAGCGTCCGCCAACGGGCCAGCGAAAACCTCGCTGGCGCCGGGTGCGTTGCCACAAACCTCCAGTGCCCTGGTGCAACAAAGTGCTGCCAACAACCGCACGCAACTCGAAGGCGGCCTGACCGTGCGTTTCGAAAATGCCCCGGCCGGGTTGCGCGCCGATCCGCCCCAGACCAATCAACCGGCCCTGGCGGTGAGTTCGCGCATCGGCTATCGCTCACTTTCCACAGGAGGCTCCAATGAGCTGGCGTGATCGTTTGTTGCCGGCGTCGTTTCGTGGCGTCGGGTTCTGGGTCGATCAGGCGAAAACCCCGGTCGGCCACAAGGGCCAGTTGCATGAGTATCCACAGCGCGACCAGCCGTTTTTCGAAGGGCTCGGCCAGCAGGCGAAGATTCATGAGTTGACCGCGTTCATCGTCGGCCCCGATTGCCTGGAGCAGCGCGACAAGCTGCTCAAAGCTTTGGAGCAGGGCAGCGGCGAACTGGTGCATCCGTGGCTGGGGCGCATGCAGGTCAAGGTCGGCGAGTGCGACATGACCCAGACCCGCCAGGACGGTGGGCTGGTGACGTTCGCCCTGAAGTTCTACCCCGACCAGCCGCTGCAATTCCCTTCCGCCGCGATCAATAGCCAGAAACTGCTGCTGGTCTCGGCCGACAGCTTCCTCGGTTCGGCGGTGCGGCGCTTTGAAGATGCCATGACGTTGATCAAGGCCGCGCGGATCGGTATCGCGGATCTGCGCAACAGCCTCAAGGACATCTACGGCGTGATCGAGCAGGAGCTCAAGCCGTTGATCGAGACCTATCGGCAACTCAGCGATCTGGTCAAGGCGGTGAAAGAGCTGCCCAAGGACGTGGTGGCCGAGTTCAAGGGATTGCTGGGGGACATCCGCGAGCTGAAGGACTTTGCCCGTGACGGCTATCGCGGCGTGATTGCCAGCGTGTCGCAACAGGTGGAGGCCATTCGCAAGGCCGACGCGCCCAAACTCACCACAGGCAAGGACACCACGGCGGCGGCCCAGGCCGTGGCCGATCTGGTGCAGGACACGCTGCTGGTGCAGGCCGCGCAATGGATTGCGGCGATGCCGGTGGCGGCGCCTGTGGTCAAGTTGGGCGCCACGCCGTCGGTGGCGCAACAGGCCGTGCAACCGGTCCAGCGCCGGGACGTGCCGGTGGCCGACGATGTGCTGGCCCTGCGCGATGCCCTTAACGATGCGATCTGGCAGGCCTCCCTCAAGGCTGATCCGGAGCACTACCAGGCGATGAACAACCTGCGCCAGCAAATGGCCGCGCACTTGACGGCGGTGGCGTCGTCGGGTGTCAGGCTGATCAACCTGTCGTTCAAGCAAAGCCTGCCAGCGCTGGTGGTGGCGTATCAGCAATTTGCCGATGCCACCCGGGTGACTGAAGTGACCCAGCGTAACGGCGTAGCCCATCCTGGTTTCCTGCCGCCCAATGACCTGAAAGTCTCCGGGGAGTAAGCCATGAACGAGCTCGACAACGCTGTCTCGCTTACCGTCGGCGGGCTGGATTACGGCGGCTGGAAAAGTGTGGAAATCAGTGCGGACCTGGAGCGTCAGTTCCGCACCTTCAAACTCGACATCACCTGGCAATGGCCGGGGCAGACGCAAGCAGTGCCGATCCGTCCGGGCGATGAATGCCAGGTGCGCATTGGTGCCGACCTGGTCCTCAGTGGTTATGTGTTCAAGGCACCGGTCAGCTATGACGGTCGGCAGATCAGCCTGAGCATTGAAGGCGGTTCCAAGACCCAGGATCTGGTGGACTGCGCGGCGATCAACCGCCCGACTCAATGGCGTGGGCAAACGGTGTTGAGCATCGTCCAGGCCCTGGCGTCGCAATACGGCGTGGGGGTCATCAGTGAAATCCCTGAAACCGCGCGGTTGAGCGAACACAGCATCGTACCGGGGGAAACGGTCTTTCAATCCATCGACCGTTTGCTGACGTTGTTCCGGGTGTTCTCCACTGATGACGCGCAAGGGCGCGTGCTACTGGCCAAACCCGGCAGCGGCGGACGGGCCAGTGATGTGCTGGAGTTGGGCAAGAACATTCTCTCCGGTAACGCACCGATGGACTACAGCCAGGTGTTCTCTGAATACCGGGTCATCGGCCAGCACAAGGGCAATGACCAGCAGAGCGGGGCGGCGGTGAGTGAAGTCTCCGGCACCGCCACGGACCTGAGCTTCAAGCGCAAGCGGGTGACAGTGATCAGCGAGAGCGCGCAGTTGACCTTCGAACTGGCCCAGCAACGGGCCGACTGGGAAAGCGCCATCCGTACCGGCAAGGCCCTGACCACCACCTACCGCGTGCAGGGTTGGCGCCAGGCCAATGGCGACTTGTGGCGGCATAACACCTTGGTGCGAGTGATCGACCCGGTGCTGGGGTTCGACGGTGACATGCTGATTTCCAAAGTGACGTACTCGCTGTCGGCACAAGGCTCCGTCACCACCCTGCAAGTCGCTCCGCCGCATACCTTCGACGCCAACCCGGTACCGCCCAAAACCTGAGCCCGGCACCGATGCCTGTCCACCACAGATCCCCTGTGGGAGCGAGCTT